TTGAAGGTTGATACTGTATTAATTACTGAAATTGTTGAGATTGGATCTGAACTTGGAGAACCCGATTGTAAACTAATCAATCCATATCAGTTTTTGAGCATAGATGATATGAGACCCTGGCCAGAAGTTACTAATCAGACTGAACTAATGATTCATTCTGATAGTATTCTTACAATCGCAGAACCTACTCCAGAAATTGTTACAAAGTATCTTGAACTAACTACCTGATGAATTTTTATACAAACGTACAAATGGTTGGGGACCACTTCTTGGTTCGTGGTTATGAAAATGGTAGACATTTCATGACCCGTGAGAAGTTTTCTCCAACTCTTTTTGTTCCGTCTAAAAAACCAACCAAATATAAAACACTGAATGGTGAATATGTTGAGGCAGTTCAACCGGGTTCTGTGAGAGATTGTAGAGAGTTTTTTAAAACGTATAGTGGAGTAGAAAATTTTAAAATTTATGGAAATGAGAAGTACATCTATCAATACATTTCCGATAAATATCCAGAAAATGAAATTAAGTTTGATATTAGTAAAATTAAACTAACAACAATTGATATTGAAGTTGCATCGGAAAATGGATTTCCAGATGTAGAAAATGCTGCTGAAAAACTTTTACTTATCACACTTCAAGACTATAATACTAAACAGATTCGTACTTGGGGGTTGGGTCCATTTGATAATAAACAACCTAATGTTTCTTACAGAGCATTTTCTGATGAGCATAGTCTTTTAAATGATTTTATCCACTGGTGGATGATTGAGGAAAATACTCCAGAAGTTATTACTGGTTGGAATAGTGAACTCTATGATATTCCATATCTAGTTCGTCGTCTAGAAAGAATTTTGGGTGAAAAACTGATGAAGAGAATGTCACCTTGGGGACTTGTAACTGAGGATGAAACTTATATCTCTGGAAGAAAGCACATCTCATATGATATTGGTGGTATTAGTCAATTAGATTATATTAAACTTTATAAGAAGTTTACTTATAAGGCACAGGAATCTTATCGCCTAGATCATATTGTGAGTGTGGAACTTGGGCAAAAAAAACTCGACCACTCCGAGTTTGATACATTCAAAGACTTCTATACTAAGGGTTGGCAGAAATTCGTAGAGTATAACATTATCGACGTAGAACTTGTTGACCGTTTGGAAGACAAGATGAAACTGATTGAACTTGCCCTTACGATGGCATATGATGGAAAGGTAAATTATGAGGATGTATTTTCACAAGTTCGTATGTGGGATACTATTATCTACAACTATTTGAAGAAGAGGGATATTGTTATCCCCCCAAAAGAAAAAACCGATAAGGATTCTAAGTATGCCGGTGCATATGTAAAAGAACCTGTTCCTGGAATTTATGATTGGGTTGTAAATTTTGACTTAAATAGTCTATATCCACATTTAATTATGCAATTTAATGTGAGTCCAGAAACTCTTGTTGATGAAAGACATCCTACCGTAACTGTGGATAAAATTCTTAATCAACAACTTACCTTTGAAATGTATAAGGACTATGCGGTATGCCCTAATGGTGCTATGTACCGTAAGGACATTCGTGGTTTTCTTCCGGAACTAATGGAGAAAATGTATAATGATCGTGTCATTTTCAAAGAAAAAATGATTGAGGCAAAAAAGCAGTATGAGAAGAAAAAAACAAAAGAATTGGAGAAGGAAATTTCCAGATGTAACAATATCCAAATGGCAAAAAAGATTGCTCTCAATTCTGCCTATGGAAGTGTTGGAAATGAATGGTTCAGGTACTTCAAACTAGCAAATGCCGAAGCAATTACTCTTTCTGGACAAGTTGCTATTCGTTGGATTGAAAATAAGATGAATACATATTTCAATAAACTTCTTAAAACTAAGGACTTTGATTATGTTATTGCTTCTGATACCGATTCCATTTATCTTAATATGGGTCCTCTGGTTGAAACTATATACAAGGGAAGAGAGAAAACTACTGAAAGCGTTGTTTCGTTCCTTGATAAGATCTGTAAGGTGGAACTTGAAAAGTATATTGAAGGTTGCTACCAAGAACTGGCAGAATATATGAACGCTTATGACCAGAAGATGCAAATGAAGCGGGAGAATATTGCCGACCGTGGAATTTGGACTGCTAAGAAGCGTTACATTCTGAATGTCTGGGATAGTGAAGGGGTTAGGTATTCCGAACCCAAACTGAAGATGATGGGTATTGAGGCAGTTAAATCTTCAACTCCGGCACCTTGTCGTAAGATGATTAAAGATGGTCTTAAGATTATGATGAGCGGAACCGAAGATGGGGTAATTGAATTTATTGATGAATGTCGTCAAAAATTTAAATCTCTCCCCCCAGAAGAAATTGCTTTTCCCAGAACGGCATCTGATGTTCGTAAGTATTATTCGTCATCAAACATTTATGCATCCAAAACTCCAATTCACGTTCGTGGAGCACTTCTTTTTAATCATTATGTAAAAGAAAAAAAACTTACTAATAAATATTCACTGATTAATAATGGTGAGAAAGTTAAGTATATTTTCTTAAAAAAACCCAATATTATACAAGAAAATGTCATTTCCTTTATATCCGAGTTTCCAAAAGAACTAGGACTTGACAAATATATTGATTATGAACTACAATTTGAGAAGAGTTTCTTAGATCCACTCAAATCAATTCTTGATGCAATTGGTTGGAGAGTAGAAAAAACAGCTAACCTTGATTTATTTTTTAACTGATGGAATTACCTATTAATGAACAAGATTTAATTTATATTATGGAGATGGTGAAGAATAGAATGCCCAGTCTTTATAATAAATTGTGGACATATAAATTTAAAACTGCAAAGGAGAAAACTGATGGACTTTCTTAAAGACATTGTAAAAGAAATCGGTGGAGAATACACACAACTCGCATCAGATATTGATGAAACTGAAACTTATGTGGATACAGGTTCGTACATATTTAATGCTCTTGTGTCTGGTAGTATATTTGGTGGTGTATCTGGGAATAAGATTACTGCAATCGCAGGTGAAAGTTCTACGGGTAAAACTTTCTTCTCTCTTGCCGTCGTTAAAAATTTTCTTGATAATAATCCTACTGGATATTGTCTGTATTTTGATACTGAGGCAGCAATCAATAGGTCCCTTCTGGAAAGTAGAGGAGTTGACACAACTCGCCTGGTGGTTGTCAATGTAGTCACTGTTGAGGAGTTCCGTGGTAAGGCACTCAAGGCAGTTGACCTTTATATGAAGAAACCAGAAGGGGAACGCAATCCTTGTATGTTTGTGCTAGACTCTTTAGGAATGCTTTCCACTAGTAAGGAGATTAATGATGCCCTGAACGATAAAGAAGTTAGGGATATGACCAAATCACAATTAATTAAAGGTGCATTCCGTATGCTTACCTTGAAACTTGGTCAGGCAAAAATTCCTATGATTGTTACTAATCACACTTACGATGTTATCGGTTCTTATGTTCCTATGAAAGAAATGGGTGGTGGTAGTGGTCTCAAGTATGCCGCTTCTAGTATCATATATCTCAGCAAAAAGAAAGAGAAAGATGGAACTGATGTCATCGGAAACATTATCAAGGCAAAGACTCACAAATCACGTTTAAGTAAGGAAAATCAAGATGTTGAAATCCGTCTGTATTATGATGAGCGCGGTCTTGATCGTTACTACGGTCTTCTTGAACTTGGTGAATTGGGTGGACTCTGGAAGAATGTAGCGGGTCGTTATGAAATTGATGGTAAGAAAATCTATGCCAAAGAGATTCTTAAAAGTCCAGAAAAGTATTTCACCGAAGAAGTAATGGAAAAACTTGATGTAATTGCTAAAGGTGAGTTTAGTTATGGTGTATGAAGAATATTCGTATAATAAAAACTAATGTAAATGTTTCTAAAATATTAGAACAACTTAAACAATATCCTGAAGATTGGGGTTCTCAAAAAAATATTGAGGACTCCGAACAGCTAGACCCAACAGAATATACTGTAACTGTGGATGTATTGCAACTTATAATGGGTGGAGTTGAAACCGAAGGTCAATATGTTGGGAATACTGAAATATGTATTAAAACTCCGGCATATGAAAAACACACTGAGATTCTTAATTACTTGGGAAAGTATTTTAAGAAACTCCGTCGTTGTGGATTCTTGGCACTTCCTGTAGGTGAAATCGTGGGTTCTCATATTGATGAAGGAACTTATTATCTTACGAAGGATAGATATCACCTTTCCATTCAGGGAAAATACGAGTATACTGTTGGGGATGAAACTATTATTATTGAACCAGGAACACTATTTTGGTTCAATAATAAACTACCCCATAAGGCAGTGAATATTGGCGACAACATTAGAATTACTTTTGTATTCGATGTTCCGCATCATAAACGAAATCTTTAATTAAAATAATGGAACGACTTGAACTTACAATCCTTAGAAACTTAGTATTTAATGAAGACTATGCCAGAAAGGTTATTCCTTTTATTCAACCAGAGTACTATGAGCAAAGAGTAGAAAAGATAGTTTTTGAGGAAATTGTTGAGTTCATAGTTAAGTATGGTTCTTCAATTACAATAGAAGCACTCAATATTGAGATTGATAATCGTAGAGATTTGACGGAATCTGAAAATAAAGAAATTGTAGAATTACTTTCTAAACTTAATGATAGTCCAGTAGATAATCGGTGGATACTAGATACTACCGAAAAGTGGTGTCGTGACCGTGCTATTTACTTGGCACTTATGGAATCTATTCACATTGCCGATGGTAAGGATGATAAAAAAGGTAGGGATGCTATTCCCAGTATTCTTTCTGATGCTCTAGCAGTATCCTTTGATAATAATATAGGTCACGATTATCTTCAGAATTATGAGGAACGATATGAGTTCTATCATCGTAAAGAAGATAAGATTGAATTTGACTTAGAATATTTCAATAAGATTACAAAAGGTGGATTGCCTAATAAGACTTTGAATATTGCTCTTGCCGGAACCGGAGTTGGAAAATCTCTCTTTATGTGTCACGTTGCTAGTTCTGCTTTACTGCAGAATAGAAATGTTCTCTATATTACTCTTGAAATGGCAGAAGAAAGAATTGCCGAAAGAATTGATGCGAATCTTCTT